GCTCTTCCACGGCCTCCCTCCACCGGAACTGGGCCAGCCTGTGCGCCCCTCCGGCCGCCTCGGTCTTCCATCCGCAGACGCTGGCGAGGGGTATGTGGACGAGGTACGGCCTTGCGCCCATGCCCCGCTCGTCCGCGAGGGTCGCCCCTGGGGGGACCCTGGGGTAGTCCACCAGCGCCCAGCCTATGCCGTCCACCAGGCTCTGCCGGAACCACTCCCGGGCGAAGGTGTCCAGGTCCCTGCCTTGGAGGTCGGCGTCCTCCAGGGCGGCCGCTATGGGCGCCGGCACGCCCTGGAGGGTGATGCTCTCGCCCAGGGGCTTGCCCACCATGGAGTCCACCGCGCTCCTGTATGCCGGGAACAGGACGGAGCATCCCTTCCGCGCCTCCCAGCCTTCGTCGGTCTCCCTGGGCCACTGGGGCAGGTACGCCCTGCCGGCCTCCCTCATGGCCAGGGTGCCGCCCATCAGGGCGTTGCACACGCCGGCCTTTCCCATCATGGAGGTGACTTCTGGGCGGACTGCCGACGGGTCGCTCATATTTGTTCTCCTAACGCTGGGCGGGGGGAAGCTCCGCAAAAAGCCCCCCCGCGCCCCCCAAACCGCTCAGGCCGGAGTGAATCCGCCCTTCGCTCGCACCTCGCGCCTTGCGCCTCGCACCTAGGGATTGTCACTTTGCGCCTCGCACCTTCTGCCTCCTGGCCCATTAGAGCTGCTCTTTGTAATCGTGTGGATGGTGGCATTTAATCGCCCGCTCCAGCCTGCCTATGGCGCTGTTGAGGTCGGACCTGGGGGCGAACTTCTCCAGGCTCCACACCTTGATGGTCTCTATCGCCAGGGTCAGGCCGCCTATGCTCTGCCCCAGCCTCTCCAGGGCGTCGGCGCTCTTTAGGGTCAGCGCCTTGACGTCGCCGCTGGTTGTCTCGGAGCGCTTGAGCGCGTCGTTGAAGAGCTGCTCGCTGCGCCTGATGGCGTCGGCGTTGTTCTGCTCTATGCGCCTGAGCTCCCGGACAAAGAAGAACCCTATCACCGGGAAGACCACCGTGACCACCAGGCCCAGGGCTATCCCCATGAGCCACAGCTTCACGTCGGTGCCTGGCTCCGGGTCGGCCATCAGCAATGCCATCATTTTCGCCTCCATTCAAAGCAATACAAAGACCAGGACGACCGCCGCCGCCCCTGTGAGGGCCCCTGCCCTGAAGCCCTGCCGTCTGGCGGCCTTGTTGGCCTCCCTCAGCGCCCTGGCCAGCTCCATGCTCGCCAGCGCGCTTTCCTTCCATGCGTCGCCCCTTGCGGCCTCCAGGGCCAGCTGCGCTTCCAATGCGTCGACCAGTCCGCGCAGGGCCTCCATCTCGTCCCGGGCCTCTTTGGGGAGCCTGGAGAGGATGTCCTCCGCGTCCGTCCGGTGCTCCATGGCGGCCATGACGGCCTGCCTTGCCTGCTCCACTTTGGGCCGGGCCTCGATGGCGGTGGCCTCGATGCGCGCGGCTGTGTCCATGGCCTCCTGGGCGGCGCCCTCGGCCGCCTGGACGGCGGCGGCCTGCTGCCTCTCCGCGGGGCATCCCCGCCAGAGCGAGCCCGCGGCTATGATCGCGAGGCACGCTATGAGCCCCTGCGCCATGTGTTTCGATAGTGCCTTGGAACCGCCTGCCATTGGGCCCCCCGAGCTGTCAGCTTCCCTGGGGTTTGTGCAAAAAAAGTCGCACTGTTTTGCCCGGGGGGAAAATAGTCATGGTTTTTTTGCACATCCGGCGGGGATTCTGGGGCCAGGCGCAGAGACGGCGCCCCGGGAGAACCGAACATGACACTCAAACGCAAGCTGCAGACCCTGGACGGCCTCGACGAGGCCCTGAAGCCGCTCTACAAGGAGCAGGACGGGGAATGGCTCCTGCTCGTGGACGACGCGGCGGAGCTCAAGAACGCCCTGGACAAGGAGCGCTCCAAGAGCGACGCGCTGAGGGCGAAGCTGAAGGACTCCGAGGGCGTCCTGGAGGAATACGCCAGGCTGAAGGAGGCGGATCGGCGGCGAGAGGCCGAGGACGCCAAGAAGCGCGGCGACTGGGAGGCGCTTGAGGCCCAGCTGGTGCAGAAGCACAAGGAGGACGCCAAGGCCCTGAAGGACGAGATAAGGTCCCTCAGGCAGAGGGAGGCCTCGAACTTCGTGGAGGCGCAGATAGCGACGGCGATAGCCTCCGCCAAGGGCAACCACGACCTGCTCGCGCCGCTCCTGGCGGGGAAGGTCAGGGCGGAGGAGAAGGACGGGAGGCTGTCCGTGTCGGTGCTGGGCGGCGACGGGAAGCCGAGGATCAGGGACGGCGAGGGCTCGCCGTTCACCCTGGCCGACCTGATGGCGGAGCTGAAGGCCAACGAGACCTTCGGCGTGTGCTTCGGCGGCTCCGGGGCGTCGGGGGCGGGGACTCCGCCCAGCGCCGGGGGCGGCCACGCCACTGGGATGAGGGCCCGCTACGAGAACCTCAAGGCCAAGTCGGCCCAGGGGCAGCTGTCCCAGGCGGACGCGAGCGAGCTGGTGTCGCTGTCGTACCAGCTGAACATGCCCCAGCCAGCCCAGGCGGCGAGCTAGGGGCCAGAAAACCACAACGAACAACTTTCAATGGAGAAGGAACAATGGCATTCGATTTTGGGCAAGTGACGCTCTACAGGGACGCGGCGACGAGGATAGACCCGATCATAGAGGACCTGGGGGCGGCCGTGCCCTCCAAGACATTCACTGGCGTGGTCTACCAGATGATGGGCGGGCTGATGGCCCCCCTCAAGGACCCGGAGTACAGGGTGTACTCCCGCTCCAAGAGCACCCGCAACGGCGCGATAGCGGCGGCCTGGACGGCCACGGCCACCACCGGCCTGGCCATGCCCGCGCAGCACTGCAACGGGCTGACCATCGGCCACGTGATAAGCATCGGGGGCGAGATAGTCATCGTCAAGGGCGTCAACAGGGCGGCCGGGACGATAGACGTGTTCGGCCGGGGGCTGTCGGGCACCACGGCTGCGGCGCACCCCGCCGACACGCCGTTCATGGTGACGGCCCACGCCGGGCGGGACGAGGACCTCAAGAAGGTCGAGAGCGTGTCCGAGCATTCCATCACCTGCGACAACTACGCGCAGATGGTGTTCGAGACCGTGGACTTCCTGAAGTACGCCAACCTGCCCAACAGGCAGGGGCTGGCGGCTGGAAGCCAGCTGATGGCCACGGAGCGCATAGAGGCGGCCACAAGGATGTCCGAGAGGCTCTCGGCCATGGCCATCCACAGCGTGAAGCACAAGGGCACGCAGGAAATGCCCTACATGACCAGCGGCCTCCTGGCCAGCCTGGCGGACACCGCGGGCGGGGCGAGGCCCATAAAGGCCTACGCCGCCAACGGGCCCATCACGGAGACCAAGCTGACGGACGCGCTGGACGACGTCTTTGAGTACGGCTCGCCGGACTCCATCGTGCTCAGCGTGGCCAACGCCCGCAGGTTCAAGTCCTTCGTGAACGCGGGGGACGAGGGAGTCTCCATCAAGGTGGAGGCCCCCAGGGCGGACCACGGCGCGGGCCGCTACGTCACCCACTACGACTACAACGGCTCTTTGCTGAGGCTCCTCATCGACAGGGACATGCCCAACGACAGGATCGCCATCGTGACGGCCGCCGACCTAAAGAAGGGCTGGCTGGAGACGGACCCGCTGACACTGAAGGTGGAGCCGACCCAGTCCACTAGGGAGTACAGGGAATCGCTGCAGGGCTCCATCGGGTTCCTGGTGGAGAACGTCGGATACAGCCACATCCTCATCACAGGGGTAACGGTATGAGCGTGCCTGCCTTGACTTTTTCCCAGGGCGGGTGGTGCAATGCCCTGGGCAGGTCCTATGCCCGGGGGCGCTACCAGCCCAAGAGCATGGAAGAGTACGAGGCGCTCGCGCCCCACGCGGGGAACGCCGGGCACGCCTGCGGGAAGGGGGCGGCTCCGCCCCCTCCCGCGGCCCCTGCCGCCTCCGCCCCTTCCATTGACCTGGCGAAGGCCTCCAGGGACGAGCTCATGGCGTACGCCAGGGAGCTGGGCCTGAAGCCCAGCCCGACCCTCAGCAACGAAAAGCTGCGGGCCATGGCCATCGGGGCCGGGGCGAAATGACGCCCGAGATAGTCCCCGGCTCCAACGCCTACGTCTTCCTGGAGGAGGCGGAGGCCTACATGGCCACGCTGGCCTTCAAGGAGGACTGGGACAAGGCGACGGACGCAAAGAAGAGGGCGGCCCTGATACAGGCGGCCAGATGGATGAACACGCTGGCGTGGAGGGGCCGCAAGGGCTCGCAGGCGCAGCCCCTGGCATGGCCAAGGGAGGGCGCGGTGGACCCGGAGGGCTTCTCCATACCGGACGATGAGGTCCCGGCCCAGGTCAAGGAGGCCAACGCCGAGTTCGCCCTCAGGCTGCTGTCCAAGGACCGCGCCGGGGACGCGAAAAAGGGCGTGAGCGTGTCGGGCATCGTGACCCATGACGAGGAGCGGGAGCTGGTGCCGCAGAGCGTCAGGGACCTTCTGGGCTGCCTGCTTATGCCAAGCGCGCCCAGGCTGGAGAGGGGATGATGGCCTCGGAGCTTGAGAAGACCCTGCTGGAGGCCGCCTACAACGCGGTCAGGGAAGTGTGCCCGGAGCCCCTGAGGTACCGGCGCAGGACGGCCGGGCTCTACGACGAGTCCACAGGCAGGGCCATCCCTGGCTTCGTGGAGTCGGACGTCTACGCCCTGGTGGCCCACTCCCCCGAGATGGCGGCCCCGGGCGCGAGCGTGCCGTCCTCCAGCGTGTCCGTGTCCGCCCCCGCGTCGCAGTTCGGCTTCGAGCCGGCCGTGGGGGACGAGGTGGCCTTCGGCGGGGCGGTGTGGGCGGTGAGCTCCGTGCGCCCCAAGGTGAGGCTGTCCGCGGTGATCATGTGGGAGCTGGGGGTGGCCCGTGGGTAACAAAGAGTTTGGCCTTTCCCTCCAGAAGTTCCTGGAAAAGACGAAGATCAACGCGGACACGGTTGTCCGCAATGTAGTGTTTGACCTGCAACAAGACGTAATGAAGCGCACCCCCGTGAAGACCGGGCTCGCGAGGGCCAACTGGCAGATAGGGATCGACGCCGAGCCCACGGGGACTATTCCACTGGGCGGCGGCAATAGCGCCTCCCAGGCCATAGCCAACATCAAGGCCGGCGGGATAGTCTACATAACCAACAACCTCCCGTACATCCTCGCCCTGGAGGAAGGGCACAGCAAGCAGGCCCCAAACGGCATGGCCAGCCTGGCCGTGCAGAAGTTCCAGGGGATAGTGGACGCGCGGGCGAAGGAGCTTAGATGAGCCACAGGGAGATACACGCGGCCCTGGACGGGCACCTGAAGGCCATGGAGGGGCTTCCCCCCGTGGCATGGGAGAACGTTGCCTTCAGGCCGCCCATGGACGGCTCGGCCTACCTGCGCACGGACTTCATGCCCAATTCCAGCGATTACGGCTCATTGGGGGACATTGGCACGGTCCACGAGAAGGGCCTCTACCAGGTGGGGGTCTCGGCCCCTTCGGGGGAGGGCTCCGGCGGGGCGGAGGCGCTGGCCGACCGCATAATCTCCCATTTCACCAGGAAGACGCTCGGCGCGCTGCGCACCACCCTCCCGTACCGGGGCCAGGCAAGGCCCGGCGAGGGGCGGATGTTCATCGCCGTGACGGTGCCATACCAACTAGAAAGATTCACCTAAGGAGAAAGCAATGGCAACAGGCAACTCAAGGATACTCTGCGGCATAGAGGAGGAATGGGGCGACGGCGGGGGGGCCGTCCCTACGGCGGCTGTCCTCCGGCGCACCAATTTCAAGGTGGACCCCAGCAGGCCCGAGCTGACGTCGGGCGAGATGAGGCCCGACCCCTTCAGGGCCCCCAGCAGGATGGGGGCGACGGAGATAAAGGGGGAGTTCGGCTTTGAAGTCGTCCCCGGGGCCCACGACCACATACTGGCCGCCGCCATGCACAACGAATGGGACGGCGACGAGCTGAAGGCCGGGGCGGACTTCGTGCCCAGGAGCCTGTTCCTGGAGCACCGCACCTTCGGCAAGCACGTCCTATACCGGGGCGCGGCGCTGGAGAAGGTCGGGCTTTCTTTCGAGCCCGGCGGCCTGGTCAAGGCCTCGGCCTCCTTCCTGGCAAAGGACAGGGAAGAGCTCGACGAGAGCTCCGTAGGCCCGGACGACATCGAGCAGGCCCCCGACACCCTGGCGGCGGCCAACTGGGACGGCATCTTCAAAGTGGACGGCGCGAAGTCCGAGATGATGACCAGCCTCAG